AAATTTTTTTTTCGGGCCTGTGGATAACTTTTTATACCCTTTTTAGTTGTATTTTTTCATGGTACATAAATATATGGCAAACCCAGAAAGTTTATTTTGGAAACAAATCAAATCGGCTCTTGTTGATCATGGATATTTTTTAACTCGAATTGAAACTCTCACAGTTTCCGGTGTCCCAGATGTTTTTGGAATATATAAAGGCCGATCATTTTGGTGTGAATTGAAATCAAATCGCGTCAATTATCCGGCATTAAATAAATACCAGATTGTTTGGATAAACAGGGCCATAAAGCATGGCGGTGTGGTCTTGATCTTAGTTAAGGCCCAAGAGCAAAGAGCCCTTAAAATTTATAGAATTAAAGATTTTTTTACTGATCCGCGATCACTTAGCCCCGATTTTATTATTAAAATTCCTGTCCGTTGGCCGTTGTTCGTGGATAAGTTTACGACCGCCCTAATGACTTGATTTTTTCCGATAACAATTACTTATCGGAAATGTTTCCGGTGTCCGTTGACCGTTATGAAGGCTCATTGGCCCAACGATCACGGAACAGTTTTCACGCAAAAAAAAAGCACCCCAATTTTTTTTAGGTACTTACAGACGAGGCGCTTGTGGCAAGTCGAATACACGCACGGGGGACCCAAATGAAACGGACTTATTGAAAGTGTTATTTTATTAGGCTATTGTAAAAGGGGACCCTTTAGATTAAATGGTACCATAGACCCCCGGGGTATATAAAAAATTATGAATTTAGATCGTTTAAGTGATGAAGAGCTCAAGGACCTAGTATTAAAAAAACAACTTGAGTATATAAAAATTTGCCAAGATGACTTCTTAGCTTTTGCTAAAGCAGTTTGGCCAGATTTCATTTACCGTAAAACTAAGGTTAGAAAAAACTATGGTCATCATCAGATTATTGCTAATGAATTTCAAAAGATTGCAATGAACAAAGAAAAGAGGCTCATTATCAATATGCCTCCTAGACATACTAAATCAGAATTTGCATCATATTTGTTTCCTGCTTGGATGATCGGTCGTAATCCCAAGATGAAACTGATGCAGGTTTCACACAACGCTGAACTTGCAACAAGGTTCGGTAGCAAAGTTCGTAACTTAATGGATACCGAGGAGTATAAAATGATCTTCGGTGATGTTAAACTGCGAGAAGATAGTAAGGCAAAAGGCCGATGGGAGACCAATCATGGTGGCGAATATTTTGCAGCGGGGGTAGGCGGTTCTATTACAGGACGAGGGGCGGATTTACTTATTATCGATGACCCACATACGGAACAAGACTCAATGTCTGATACCGCAATGGATCGAGCATACGAATGGTATAGCTCTGGTCCTAGACAACGTTTACAACCAGGCGGAAGAATTTGTGTAGTCATGACTCGTTGGGCGACAGACGATCTAACTGGACGATTATTAAAATCACAATCAGAACCAAAAGCAGATAAATGGAAAGTAGTTGAGTTCCCAGCAATTTTACCAAACGGTAAACCTGTTTGGCCTGAGTATTGGAAGTTAGAAGATTTAGAAGCGGTCAAAGCATCGGTGTCCACGAAGAACTGGAACGCACAGTATATGCAGGACCCAACGTCTGAAGAAGGTGCGATCATTAAACGTGAATGGTGGAACGACTACGATAAAGATTATCTTCCAAGATTGCTACACGTCATACAAAGTTATGATACTGCATTCAGTGCAAAAGAATCTGCAGACTATTCAGCGATTACTACATGGGGAATCTTTCAACCTGTTGAAGGATATGAGGATCATATAATTCTATTGGATGCTATTAAAGGAAGATACGATTTTCCTGATTTGAAAAATTTAGCATTAGAGCAATATAAATATTGGGAACCTGAAACAGTTATTGTTGAGGCAAAAGCATCAGGCCAGCCTTTGATTCATGAACTAAGGCGTGCTGGAATTCCAGTAATTGATTTCGTTCCTGCTAAAGGACGAGATAAACATACCAGAATTAACTCATGTGCCCCAGTATTTGAGTCCGGAATGGTTTGGGCTCCTTTAGATGAGAAGTTTGCTCAAGACGTGGTTGAGGAATGTGCAGCGTTTCCTAACGGCCAATATGACGACTATGTTGATTCTATGACCCAAGCTGTGCTAAGATATCGACAAGGTGGATTTGTTTCAACGTACTCGGACGATTGGGATGAGCCGCCAATAAAATTAGAACGTGAGTATAAATATTATTAGGATTTATTATGGATTATAAAAAAGTTGATAGAATTGCAGACAGAATTAAAAACCCTACGAAAAAAAAATCAGAAGATCGTATGATTAAAGTAGTAGATAAAAAAGATAACTTAGAAAAGTTTGTTAAAAAATCAGAAGTAATGAAAGATCCAAGTAAGTATTTTCCTACAAGATCAAGTTATGAAGCTGCGCTTCAAATAGCAAAAACAAAAGAACCTGGTTCAAGATTATCTGTTCCTGATATTGAAAGGGCAATGCAAAGTATTAAAAGAAAAAGAAAAGGTGGAATGTCTAAAATTGACAAATTAAGATCAACAAAAGGTCAATTTACTATTGAAGGTAGATTGCAAACTTTAAAAGATAAATTAAAAAAATCTTTTGGAAAAAAATTAGGAGGCTCAATATCCAAAACAGATAAGAAAAAATTTAATCCAAGAACTGGTGAAGAAACAAATAAACCACGTGGTAAAGATCCTAGAACCATTTATAAACCTGAAAACATAAAACCAAAACCAATTACAAAGAAAACGGGTGGTCTTACAGGTGGTCAAAAAAATTTAGATAAAAATAAAAACAATAGAATCGATGCGCAAGATTTTAAAATCTTAAAAGCTGAAAAAGCAAAAGGTAGAGGCATGGGCCTTCAAGATGAATCTATTAAACCTGGTAAAGTTCAAAAAGCATTTTTAGGTAAAATGATTAAAGGTGCAGGAAAATCCATTGGTAGATTATTTGGTAAAAAGAAATCAGCAACTGCAACTCCAGGTTCTGTTGCAATGTCTAAATCAGGTAAGGGTATGGGTGGAAAGCTTCCACAACTTTTACAAAAAGCAATTGATGATGGAATTATAAAACCCGCAAGTAAAGGTAGAATGATGAAAGCTTCTAAAGGCGGGGGAGCTGATGCAGGTAGAGCAGGAAGCATTAAAGGAATTAATGCAGTTTTAAAAGACAAAGCTGAGAGACGTTTTAACGTTCCGGATAAAACAGATATTAAAAAACAAAAAGCTTCAGTTACTAAACTTAAGCAACAAGCTAGAAGATCAAGACTTGAAAAAATGAAAGAAAGACAAACTGGAAGACCTGTTTATGAAAGAATGGGTGGAGGCATGATGAAAAAATATTCTAAAGGCGGTGGAGCTGATACAGGCAAAATGGGTGAGCTAAGAAGTAAAATATCTGTTGCTATGGATAGAGCTAAAAAAGGTATGGGTTCTAGACCAAAGTTAAAAGCACCTGAAAGAGGTCCAATGAAGCCTATGAAAAAAATGGGTGGTGGTATGATGCAAAGACCTATGGGCTATTCAAAAGGTACAATGGTCATGGCACGTGGTTGTAAGCTTGGCAGAAAAAAACCAACTAAGATTATGTAGTTGATCTTCAGCCATGTTAAGGCTAAAAGGATATAAAATTTATGGCTGTTGAAAAAAACGAAATACCTGAAATTACTGAGGAAGAAAAAGTTGAACTTGACCAAGGTCAACCAATCGTTGATGAAGAAGTTTCAGAAGTAACCGTTGAAGGTGAAGAACCTGTTGAGGAAGAAAGACCTCAAGATGATTTCAATGCAAACTTAGCCGAGTTCCTTGATGAAAGAACTTTGGGCCGAATGGCATCAGAGTTGATTCAAGAATATAAAAAAGATAAAGAATCAAGAAAAGATTGGGAAGATGCTTACATCAAAGGTTTAGATCTTCTTGGAACAAGATTCAGAGAAGTAACAAAACCATTTAAAGGTGCATCCAATGTCACTCATCCGTTGCTCGCGGAATCTGTTACGCAATTCCAGGCACAAGCTTATAAAGAACTTGTACCATCAGATGGCCCGGTAAGAACTCAAATTGTAGGATTACAAACTCCACCAATTGAACAACAAGCGGATCGTGTAAAAGAATACATGAACT